GAACTTCCGTCAGCTTTGCGTGAGTGTCCTTGCCGTAAATCCCGTCGACGAGCAGGTCGTAATCCTCCTGAAACGCTTTGAGCGCGGCTTCGGTCTTCGGGCCGAATATCCCGTCCGCGCCCATCTTCCCGAGATCGTATCCCAATTCGGCGAGCCGTTCCTGAAGCTTCTTTACGTTATCGTTCGAAAGCCCCCTGCGAAGGTTCCCCTCCAGCACTTCGGGCTCGCTGACCGTCACCGTCGTCTCTACGGTTTCATACTCGCCCTTGAACACCTTCCAATAGGCAAGCGTGGACTTCAGGTTCTGCCCAAAGGTTCGGACGGCCTCGCTCAGTTTGAGCAGCGTGTCAACCGTAACGTCCGGGAAGATCGCGTCCATCGCGTCTCCGACGGCGAGCACGATTCCCCAAAGCGCTTCGAAAGCGTCCTTGAGCCCCCGGATCAGGTCGTCCCGGCCTCCGAGGTCTTTCCACTGCTTCAGCAGTTCGTTTCTCGCTTCGGCGCTGTTGTTGATGATCCCGCTCAGGACGTCGCTCACGCCGGTCCACAGCTCGCGCGCTTCCTCGAAGTCGCCGATGATGTACTCCCAGGTGTTCGTCCAGCCGGAGCCGAGCGCTTCCTTGAGTGTGTCGATCAACTGGCTGAACGTCTTGACCTTCGTCGCGGCGTCGTTCGCGTCCTCGCCGAGCTGCATGATCGCTTCGGCCTGCTCCTCCGTATAGCCCTTCGCAAGGATCTGCTCTTTCGACAGATCGCCCGTAAACTTCTGCAGGGTTTCGAGCATAATCTCGGAGGACAGCCATCCATTTTGAAGTGTTTCGCGGAAGCTGCCTTCCTTCTGGATCATGTCGTCGATCGCGATGCCGTGAACGCGCGCGGTTTCCTTCAGCGCGTCCTGGAATACCTCGCCGCCCATGCCCGCATTGACCACCGAGTTCCAGTCCATCAGGCGGATCGTGCCCGACGCGAGCGCCTGCGAGAGCTGATACATCGCCGTCGCAGCCTGCGTGGTTGCGGGTCATCTCGGTGAAATTGTAGATCGTCATGTCCGCGTACTTGTTCAGCTCGTCTAGGGCCTGGTTGACATCGTCGATCGTCGTGCCCTTCGACCGCGTATTTGACAAGATCGTCTGGATCGCGCCGATCTGGGTTTCATACTCCCGGAAGCCACTCTTGACCGGATCGATCGTGAGCGCGGAGACGAGCTGCTTGCCGGTTCGGATGGCCTTTGCTGCAATGTCGTCCATCACCTGCAGGCCGATGCGCCCCATCAGCGTGAACGAGTGCGCGATTTTGTTTACGCCATCGGTAATCGTGTCAAACGACAGCCCCTTGCTGAGCGCCTTCAGGTCGTCCATGCTCCTGCGGGAGTCTTTGAAACTCGTGTTGAGCTTGTTGTCGAACGCCGCGAGCGATTTCTGGCTCTGTGCAATTCCCCGCTCAAACTGAGCGTTGTTAAATTGCATGTTTACAATTCTGTTGTCAACGCTGCTCAAGCGGATGTCACCTCTTTCCACGCCTCTTCCGCGATCCGGTCAAAGACCGGCTGCATCGCGGGGTTGATGTAATCCCGGCCCTGAACGTACCCGCCGGTGCCTGTTCCGTGCCCGTATTGCAGGATGACCGCAATATTGACATATTTGTTGACGTTGGAGTTCGACCAGTAAATGCCGGCAGTGCTGTCCGTCGTTTCAATCGTGTAAGACCAGCTTGCCGCCGTCTTTCCGCTGTCAACCGGCGTAGCTGCCGACAAAGCCGCGACGCCTTCTTTGCCGTATTTGTTGAGGATGTCCATGTAGGAGCGATTCTTCATCTTCCTGAAAAACTTTTCAATGCGGTAAAATCCGCCTCGCTGCGTGAAAGTAATCATGCCGCTCCTTTCTCTGAAATCATCCCCGCGTGCCGTATTTCCGGCGTCGGGCTTCGTTCAGCGCTTTGTAGCTCGAAATGGTCTCCTTCTTGCCCATCTTTTTGGGCGGGCGGTTCTTAATGTCGCACACCTGAATGAGCGTCATCAGGCGGTTTAGATGCCATTTCTGGCATTCCATCGGAATCTGGAGCGACACCATCCAGTAGTAGATGATCTCAGCAGTGACGATCTCCCGGGACGGACGCTTCCCTTCCCGGTTCGAGAACGTCGTCGCGGTCATCGAATCCTCGATGTACGCATTGATCTGCGACAGGTTCTCCTGCGTAAGCGAGTAGTACACGAG